ATAAAGGGTTTAGAAACTAGTTTAAGTAATATAGACACTAGAGAGTTTACAGTACAAGGTATTGGTATAATAAATGATGTTCAGTTAGATATAGGTGTAGGTGTTGGTGGAGATCCAATACTAACTGATGATGATGATATTATTGTAGTAGATCCAGTAGGTGGAGATACAGGAACTGGTGTAGGTGGTCCTACAGAACCAACAGACACAGGTACAGGCACAGGTACAGGTACTAGTACAGATACAGGCACAGGTACAGGTACAGGTATAGGTACAAGTGATGATACAAGTGTTGACACTGGTACTGGTATTGAGCCTGATACTGATGATATAACTCTTGGTGGTGGCGACTTTGATGTAGTAGATGATGATACTGATGATCCAAAGCCAAGATTAAAAAGTGTTATAGATGAAGCTGAAAACGTTAAAAAAAGTATAGTTTCACCACAACAAGGTGAT